GTTGATTTAGGTGATTTTGGAGATTGTTTTGATGAAGTTGATTTAGGTGATTTTGGAGATTGTTTTGATGAAGTTGATTTAGGTGATTTTGGAGATTGTTTTGATGAAGTTGATTTAGGTGATTTAGGTGATTGTTTAGACGAAGTTGATTTAGGTGATTTAGGTGATTGTTTTGATGATGTTGATTTAGGTGATTGTTTTGATGAAGTTGATTTAGGTGATTGTGGAGATTGTTTTGATGATGTTGATTTAGGTGATTGTGGAGATTGTTTTGATGAAGATAATTTTGAACTATCTATTACTTTAAATTTTATATCTCTATAATTATTACAATTTTTTTTATTAGGAACAATATATTCTTGGAAACAATCTAGTTTAATAAATTGATCCATTACAAAATTATAATCACCATTTTTAATTGTTAATAAATCATTTTTAATATTTGTATCTAATAAATTAGCAACAGCATATATATATTTAGTTATATTAACAAATTTTTCATATATATTAACAGTTTGATAATCAATAATACATATACTTTCAAAACTTTCAAAATAAAATATTGTATCTTTTATTGTAATACATGTATGAAAAACATCTTTATTTGTCATAAAATTTTCTAAATTAATATCACTGATACAATAACCATATGAGGCATAGCAGCATATTATAGTATATATTAATTCAAATACTTGTCTAATAGTTAACTTTTTCTTTAATTCTTTTAAAACTATACCATTCACATAGCTACTAAATATAACTGATTCGTTTTTATTATTATCTAAAATTTTTAAATCATTATATTTTAAATTACAATTATTCATATAACCGTATAATAGTAATAAATTAGAAGTTATATTGTTTATTACTAATTCTGAATATAATATAGATGTTACTAATTCGTTACTATATAAACATTCAAATTCATCATCATCATCTTCGCCTTTACATAATTTTAATATAATATTATTTATATTGTTATTAAAAAATGTAGAATTGCTTGTACATGTTTTTTTTATTTCTGCTATATAAATGTCGTTACTACCACTTGTTAAAAATTTAATATTTGTTAAATTATCAATATTACAATTGCACATATTTTTATTTTTTAAAATAGGTATATCATATATATTTTTTTCAAATAGCAAATTTTTATAAATATTTTTTAAAAAATATTTATATTTTGCAATATTTATAAATTCATTTATATTTATATAATAATTTAATTTTTGATCGCCGCCATATTTTTTATTCATATTCTTATTTATATCTATTAAAATGATATATATTTAATTTAACATATAAAAATTTAAAAATTGAAAACTTATTTCTAATAATTATAATTATAATTATAATTTAAGTAAAAAATAATAATGATGAATTATTTAATTGTATTTGTTGTGAAAAAAATTATTAATAATAATATATTTTAATTATTAAGTTAAATTAAAAATTTTATAAAACGTTTTTCTTTTTTTATAAAATATAAAGAAATGTACTATTTTTAAAAAACAATATTTTATAATTTATTATATTATTAATATATAAAAATATATTATATTATAATAGTATGTATAAATATTTTATATTAGTTTTTTTATTTTTACACCAAAGTGTAGCATTTTCTAATATTAATTTAACAACTAGAACTATAAATAATAAATATACTAATTTAAATTTAAAAAGAAGAAATATGTGTTTTATATTACCAATTATATATTATCAAAAAGCATACGCAATTGAAAATAATAATGAAAATGAATTAAAAAAATTAAGAGAAGAAGCAAATAGAATTATAGAGATCATTGAAGTTCAGAAATCAACAATTGATTTACCTATATTAAAAAATAAAGATATTTTAGATATAAAAAATAATAAAAATGAAAATGAAAATGAAAATGAAAACGAAAATAAAAATAATAATGAATATATAAATGCTAAGGTAGAATATATTATTAATAATATTTTAACAAATTTTAAAAACAATGAACCAGATAAATCATTAACATTTTTAAAATCACAATCATCTCCATCTAATATGGTTAAAAATACTGATAATAAAAAACTAGAAGCATTATTTAACGACAGTAAATATGGTATATTATTTAAAAAATTTAAGGATTATAAAATTGAAAATTATTTTAAAACAATTGAAGAAGAATTAGATAATACAGAATATTATACGGTTGATGTTAGAGTAAAAGCAGATTATAATACAATGATTTATAATGGTATACAGTTTAATGATATGTATTATCCTAATGAAAATGAAGATAGTAATGAAAAATTATGTTCTATTATTTATAGATGGACATTTAGAAAAATGCCTGATAATAATTATTTGTTAGAATCTTGTTATTTAGTATCAAGAACATATAAATAAAAATAAATAAAAATAAATAAAAATAAATAAAAATAAAAATAAATAAAAATAAATAAAAATAAAAATAATTTTTTTTAATTATAAATATTTATATATTTATAATTTTGGTGAAATAACTGGTTCTAAATCTTTTAAAGGTATATCTATTGGATTACCCTTTTTTTCGAATTCGCTTCCTCTCTCATTCTCTAATTTTGTAAATGTAGTTCCTTTATAACAACCTAAAATTAAATCAATAATATATTCTTTTTCATCTCTTAAATATTTTACTTTAACTACATCATTTGGTTTATATTTTTTTAATATATTATTTAAATCTATTGGATTATTTATATTATCATTATTAATTGATAAAATTATATCACCAATATGCTCAATTTTTTTATTTTCACTATTTATCTTTAAACCTCTTAATCCAGCATCAAATGCGGGTGAATTAGGAGGGACTTCTAAAATAAGTAAACCTTTTTTAATAATAGGTATTCCTGATCTTTCTGATTCACTAAAAGTTGGATTTCTCTCCATATATGAAATTCCCAATATTGCTTTTTGAACAAAACCTGTTTCAATAATATCATTAATTGATTTAATAGCATTTTCTATAGGTATTGTAAATCCTATACCTGCCGATACACCCATTCCCAACGATGCTGTATTAATTCCAATTAATTCACCATTACTATTTAATAATGGACCACCGCTATTACCAGGATTAATAGCGGCATCTGTTTGTATTACATTATATATTTTACGCCCGGTTGGTGCTGCTAATTCCCTATTATTTGCTGAAATAATACCTGATGTTAAAGAATGATCTTGGCCAAATGGATTACCAATAGCGAATGCTAATTGTCCAACATGTGTTTTAATATCGCTTTTATAATTAATAAGTTTTAGATCTTTTTCAGGAGCATCAATTTTAAGTATTGCTAAATCAGTATCCGGATCAACACCTGTTAATTTAGCATTATATATAATTTTTTCATTATTTTCTTTTGTAATAGTTACTTGCGCATTATCAACTTTATTAATTACATGAAAATTTGTCACTATATGACCTTTTTTATCCCATACAAAACCCGTACCAACACCTTTTGGCAAATCATCTTTATTAAGATTTAATTTTTCAGCCATACTAGTATATTCTGTACTAATGTAACATACAGATGGTATGGCATTTTTAAATATTTTTTCTTGTTCTTCTTCAATGTATTTTAAAATATTATTATTATCTATTTTATCATATTTTTCATAAGCATTAGCTTTTTTAATAGTCACTATGTTTAATAAATTAGCACCAATACTGTAATATAAAATATTTCTTCTACAAATATTATTATTATTTTTATTAATATTTAAATTCATTTTAAATATAGTATTTGGAACATAAGCATAACAATATTCTATAAATAGTAAAATTAATAAACTTTTTTTCATAAAATATATAAATATAATATTATATTATTTTTATATATAAAATGATATTAGCAAATTATTATAATTATCAAAGAAGAAAAAATTTATGTTTTTTAATGCCTGATAAAAATTGGGCATTACAAAGTAATACATTATTACCTAAAGTAACATTATTTGAAAATATTTTTTTAGAAGGTATACAAAATTTTGTATTTATCTTATCATGTTTTATGGTAGCAAAAACACTTTCACCATTTATTAATATTAATCCAATTGTTTATAGATTTACAGATCCAATTATTAAATTCTCAAAAAATATAATAAATTTTGATAATAATTATTATCAAGTAGCTTTTACAAGTATATTTTTAACATATATTAGTACAATAAGCGCCGCTTTTGGAAAAGAATTAAAAATAAAATAATATAAATATAAATATAAATATATTATTATATACATTTATTTATTATATAAAATGGTTGTAATTAGTTTGATATTATTACAAAGTATTGTTTATGGAATATTTTTATTTGGAATATATTTAATAATATAATATTATATTAGACCATATAATATTAATAAACCTTTATCATTTAGTATATAATTTTTATTTTTTAAATAATCATTGTATTTAATTTTTTTATTATTATTTAATATATTATCTTCTTTTTTTCTTTTATTATTATATTTATATTTTTTATTATTTTCATATACATTTGTTTCATCGTCTTTTTTTCTTTTAAACATAAATAATTTAAAATAATTTAAAATAATATAAATATATATTAATATTTATATTTATATTATTTTAAATTATTTATGAATTATATATATGTTATTTTCCTATTTTATATTAAAATAGTTAACTCAAATTTATTATTTGTACATAATTTAATTATTAAAAACAAGATAAATTTAAATTATAAAAAAAACATTATAGATTATTGTTCACCATGTGTTTATATTGAAAAAGAAAATATAAATAATAGAATTTTAACAAATGAACATATATTTCCAATTTCACATATGAAAAAAAATAATAAATTTGATAATTATAAATATGCTAAAAATGATATGCATAATTTATTTAAAACTACTGAAAAATTAAATTCAATTAGATCAAATTATAAATTTACAGATATTGAAAATGAATATTTAAATGAAAATTGGAGAATATTAGAAAATAATAATTATATAAATAATAAAAAAAAATTATTTATACCTGCTAATAATTCAAAAGGTATAATTGCTAGAGCAATATTACATATGAGTTATACATATAATTATAAAATTAAAAAAATAATTGACTTAAATATTTTAATAAAATGGACATTAAAATATTCACCAAATAAAGATGAAATATATTATAATAATATGGTAAAAAGTATACAATATACTGATAATATATTTATTAAAAACTATAGTAATAATAAAAAAATATTAAATATATATATAAATAAAATAAAAAAAAATATTAAAAATGGGTAAAAAGTATTTTTTAATGACTAATATGAAGGGAGATTATATTTGTTTTTTATTTAAAGATTATAATTTATAAAAAACTTAGATATATTATAAAAATTTAGAGTTTGTATATTAAAAATTATTTGAAAAATAAATTATATAAAAAATGATAGTTTTATATAATTTAATATATATATAAATAATATGTCTGATGATTTGGATTTATGGGAATTATATGATAGTTTAAAAAATGATTTAGGTGATGATAAAATATCGATGAATAATAAATCAATATGTTCTTCATGTGGATCTATTAATATTTCTGAAAGCGAAGGAATGAATATATGCGATGATTGTAATGTTATTGTTGATAAATTTATAGATAATAGAGCAGAATGGAGATACTATGGCAATGATGATAATAGAAATTTTGATCCGGAAAGATGTGGCATGTCTTTAAATCCATTATTCCCCAAATCATCTTTAGGATCTGTTGTGGGTTTATCTAGAAAAGATAGTATAGATATGAAAAGAGTTAGGTTATATCAAATGTGGAATGCTATGCCTTATGAAGAAAGAACATTATGGTATATATTTGATAAAATAGAATCATCTACATCAAATTATGGAATTCCTCAAAAAGTAATTGAAGACGCAAAAATATTTTATAAAAAAACAGCAGAAAAAAAAATATCAAGAGGTGATAATAAGGCAGGATTAATAGCGTCATGTATATATCACGCATGTTTAATTAATAATGTTCCCAGAAGTTCAAAAGAAATAGCTAAAATGTTTAATTTAAGTCATGTAGTATTAAATAAAGGAAATGCTAGATTTCAACAATTATTACAAATAAATGTAATATCATCAAGTCCAGATGATTTTATTTCAAGATTTGGTAGTAAAATAAATATGAATTCTAATGATACTAATAATTGTAAAAAATTAATAAAATTTTTAGAAAAAAATGAAATTTTAAATGATAATTCACCAACTTCTTCTGCAGCAGGAATATTATATTATTATTCTATGGATAATAATTTAAAATTTACAAAAAAACAATTTTCAGAAATTTGTAGTGTATCCGAGGTAACAATTGTAAAATGTTATAAACATATTTTAAAATATAAAAATTATATTGATAAAAATAAAGAAAGTATATATGCGTAAAAATCTAATTATTATTTTATTTAAATTAAGATAAATGGAAGTAGATTTAAAAAGTTTAAAAAAATATATTAAAACAAAAAAAATATATATGATTTGGGGAAATGGTAAAAAAAATCAATATTCTAGTATATTTGAATTAAACAAAGTAATTACTCAAATTTCTAAAGAATTAGAAAAAGATTGCGTTTTATTATATTTTGGTGATATATCTGATAAAGATAATTTAGATATTGGTTATGTTTTTACAGAATTAAATAATAAAAGAAACGATATAGAAATTATAATGATACAAAATATTAATATTAAAGAAAATAATGAATATATTTTACCAGATTTTGTATCAAAAGTATTATGGCATACTAATAATACTAAAGACAATAAATTAAGAGGAGTAAATAAAAATAATAATAAACCATTAGGGTCTACAAAAACATGGTTAAATATACATAATCATAATAATATTGATTGTATATATATATTAGGCGGTGGTAACACAACATTAGAAGAATTTAATTTAGCAAAAAGTGAAAATATAAACATAAAATATTATCCATTAAAAAGAAAATTTCTAGGAGATGGTAAAACATTAATAAAAAAAAATGCTACCAATAATGATAAAATAGGTGTAACAAGTATTATATATGATAGTTATATAACACCTGAATAAATTTTTTTTTTATATATATATAATTTATATAATTATATATAATAAGATAATAAGATAATAAATTAATGTCTACTATAGTACTATCATCTAATAAATGTATAAATGAATTACAATTAATAAATTTTAACTGCAGTCATATATTATCAACATATGAAAAACAAGAGAAAGAGGCACAGATTATGCGAAAAAGATCAAGACAAAAATCATATTCAAACTCTTCTTTACTACAAGATGACATTCTTCTAGTCTCTCCTGTGAAAAACTTAGACAGAGAGAGAGAGATGTCCCGAGAACCTACACCAACTCTCAAGCGCCAACGGAGGGTTAACCCTTCTTTAATAAAGGGTGGGTTCGAGTTTTATGTAGATGTGGATCCACAATTTAACGCTAATGAAGAAGGGTTTACATCTGAAAACGTGTTCAAAAAACCTCAGACGCCTCATAAAAAATTACTAACTCACATACAAATAGAAGACTTTGCCCATGATTGGAGAGACTGGCGCACTCATGAGACGAAGTACTTTACCTTCCTAGGCAAACGTGTTCCTTATATAACTAAATTATTATTAGATTATGATCATTTAAAAGAACATATGAAAGCTATTTTGCGAGAGAATCATGTTAGTTGCTCAAACGACACGCATATAATAGACAACGAAGGTCATTATAAAAAAGTTAGTGGTAATGAAGCTTTATATTTAAGATGGATGAGGGAATTTATTGAGATGAAGGGGGGTTTGGCAGGAGACATTTATACTGTTGTTCCCATGGAAATACCAGGAGGACCCGCTGGGGGAGACATAGGTTTTAAGATGTCCGATATGTCAGTGGGAGAAGACGCTATTCACACATTTATTAGAGGGGAGGCAAATCTTCCCATCTCCTTATTTGTTGATACGAATATTATACACGATACAGGTACTTATAAGCTCATGGAGAAGTTATTTACAAAGAAATCTGCTGATGATTATATGTCTAAGACTATGTGCGATATATGGGATGCTTCCAGTGGTGGCGGCTCAGAATATAATTTACCTGTCTTATCTTCTCCCTTTGAACAACCTTCATTGAAAACTCAATTCACTCTTTTTAATAAAGCTTTAAATAAAATAGTAAAAACTTTTGATGAAGGAGCAAATATAAAAGTTGAAGTTTATGGAGTAACACAACATTTTATGGAGGAAATAAATAGTCATATAACGGTAGATGCTAAAAAATTTACTTTCCCACTCGCCGATCCAGAAGATGCCGAATTTCTAGTGGAGGCGCCGGCGCATGAAAAGTACTACTTTTTATTAAGAGTTAGTGGAGAAGGAGCAGGAGCAGGAAGAACTTGTGAAATAAAATTAGGTAGAAAAATTAGTAAAAATAATGTTATATACTCATTATTAGATGTGCCGCCGTTTGCGGAAAATGGTACTGAGTTGTCTGGTCAGTACTACGGCACAATTACTCAGCAATTTAAGGCGTGGGAAACCGCTGGGCAAGGAAAATTCACATCAAAAGAACAAAATCTTACTAAACTTTTAGGTAAACAAATTGGAGATCTCTCTAAAGTATGGGAGGCACTATTTTTAGAAAATAGTGCTAGATCAAGTATTTTTCAATCACTAGATTTGCTCGCAATTGTAACACATATGATGACATGTGGAATATTTTCAGAACCAGGCGTCATTGAAGAAGAAGGAGTGGGAAGAACAGGAATTAAAATTAGTGTTCTAGGTACAGAAAATTATTCATACCTTTTTAAATATACGGCGGAAGAAAGCGGGGTAGATTTAAAAGAAATTATCAGAAAATATATGACAGCTAATTATCCAAATAATTATCATTTAAATTTTGGTTCCGCAGTCTGCGGTGATAATTCATTTATAGTGACGAAAATAAAAAAAAACCAGGATGGTTCACTCAGTGCAGCGGAGTCATTGTTGGTTAACATTGATAATACATGGGACTATTCATTAAAAGAAATGACTGAGGGAGATCGTGTTTTACAATTTAAAAAATTAAAAGATGCTAGATTAATAATTGACACATTTATATCAGCTTGTAGTAATGATGATGGTTCTCCGACTATATCAGATTATACGTTAGATAATATTAATCAATCAGTAACTAAAATAGAACAAAAAATAAATGCTGCTCGAAAAAAAAAAGTTCAAGCTCATTCAACACCAATGACCTTCAGTCAAATTGATGAAAGTCATTCATTGATATTATCTGATCTAGCCGAACTTGGAACTTCTGTACAAAATTCATTAAATAATTTAATTATATTATTGGGAATGATAAATATTAATGGTGGAAATATGGAGACAAAATTTAACAATACTCTTAACACAAGACTAGAAAAATTAACAAAAATATATGAACGAATTACTAATTTAACTAAAGATTTTTTTGATATAATAAATAAAACTAGTCATGAAATTGCAGTCGTGCAAGAACAGGACAAAAAAAGGGAAGAAGATAGAAAGAGAGGGAGGATGGAACGCGAAGGCAAGCTCAAAGAGGCCCAACAGCGCGAATCCAATTTCAGTGAATTCTCACTAAAAATTTCAGAAAATTTCACAAAATTAATGGAAGTTGCCCAAAAGCATGCGGAAAATATGAATGAATATGCACGTATGCAAAAAGGTCTTACTTTGAGTAATCCAATATACAGCAAAGCCGAAACATTAACAGTAGTTGTAAAAATAAAAAATTGGCTTGTTGGGCAATTTAGAAAATTTGTACCATTTGATGTAGATGTTCCGCCACAATCCCAAGGCCCAGAATCCCAAGAATTAAAACAATCCAATGATATATTAACTTTGTTACTAGGTTCGGGTAGTGCTGAGGATATAGCAAAATTGCCCTCACAAGCCAGTTTAAATTTTTCAAGAACATCTTCAAGAGCTTCAAGAGCTTCTTCACTAGCTCCTGAATCCCAGCATGATCAACCACAAACTCCTTCTATAGAAAATGTGCTGAATGACCATCCAGAGCTTGAACAGCTCGGACAACATGTTGAGATGGTCAAGGGCTTATTATATCAAGGTTATCATGAAGGCGATTTAAATTTAATTGTAAATTATAAAACTAATAAAACAGCACTAGATCAATCTCTATTTAGTATACTAGATGAAAGAGAATTTAAAGATATGTGGTTTGCTAGTGGGGGTAGTGCATTTGCTAATTTTAATTTAGAGTTGGATGGTAGAAAGTTAAAAAATTTAAAAAAATCAAAAAAATCTAAACAAAATATAAAAAATAAGGAAATAATAAATATATTTAAATCATCAAATATAGAAATATTAAAAATACCTAAGTTACCTAAAGAAACTAAAAAAACTAAAGAAACTAAAAAAACTAAAGAAACTAAAGAAACTAAAGAAACAAAAAAAACTAAAGAAACTAAAGAAACAAAAAAAAGTAAAAAAACTAAGGAAGGTAAAAAAACTAAGGAAAGTAAAAAAACTAAGGAAAGTAAAAAACCAATATCTAAATCTAAATCTAAATCATCAAATATAGAAATATTAAAAATACCTAAGTTACCTAAAGAAAGTAAAAAAACTAAGGAAAGTAAAAAACCAATATCTAAATCTAAATCTAAATCATCAAATATAGAAATATTAAAAATACCTAAGTTACCTAAAGAAAGTAAAAAAACTAAGGAAAGTAAAAAACCAATATCTAAATCTAAATCTAAATCTAAATCATCAAATATAGAAATATTAAAAATACCAAAGACTTATAAAAAAAATAATAAATTATGATAAATATATAATTTATCTAAATTAAAATAAATATAAGAAATATATATAGTTAATAATAAATATGGTAATAAATAAATTAATATATATATTATTATTTTATTGTAATTATTCTTACTGTTTTACACTATCTAAATTAGATAATATAGATAAATTATATAGATATTGGAATTGTATTGGATTTGAAAATGATATTACAAATAATAAACCATATAAATTTAATGTTGGAGAAATACCATTAGTTGCTTGGAAAAATGATAATAATACAATATTATCAAGTTTAAATGCATGTAAGCATATGGGATCAAGATTAGATAGAGGAATAGTATGTAACGGTAATTTATATTGCCCTTATCATGGATTAAAACATAATGAATTAGACAGTTGTGGTATTATAAAAAAACATGATGGTAAAATATGGTGGTCTTATAAACCTATCGAAAAAAATCCACCTACTATACCATATAATAATGATAATTATGTTACATCTTATTTAAATATAGATATGGAAGAATCATTACCTTTTTGTTTATATAATTCTATGGATTTAAATCATCCAGAATATGTACATAATGGCTTAGGTTTTGGTACTGATATTGCTCCTGAAAATTATAAAACACATCATTTTGAAAATAATAATAAAATAGGTATTTCATTTGATTATATAACAAAACCATCTATAAAATTGATAAATTATGATATGAAAATTAAAGAAAGAACTAAGAATTATAATGAATTAATATTTCCATCAACAAGCTGGTCACGTGTATCATCTTCAAGTGATGAAAAAAAAAATATAATTATTGGTGTTAGTATGTTACCATTAAAGGAAAATCTAACAAGATGGTATGTAACTATAAGACATAATTATATGACTAATATAATCGGAAAACAAACTATGATTGCTGCTACAAAATATATTTTAAATCAAGATAAAAAACAATTTCAAAAACAAATTAAAAATAATAAGTTAAAATCATTTATATGTTGGAAAAAAACTATAGCTTATGAAAATCATATGCAATTAATTATAGATTATTTTGATAAATATGAATTACCTAATTTAGATCATTTTTTAGAAGAATTAAAAAATGATAAATGGTAAATAGTAATTGTGTATTTGATAGAATATTAAATATATAATTAATAAGTAATTAATAATGTATAATAATGAATTATATAATTATATACATAAAGGAGACATACAAAATAGTATATTAATATCAACTAAATTAATTTTAAATGATAAACATAATAAAAATTTTGAATTAATTGAAAATACTTTTATAGCGATTTGTTCATATATTGGTACTTTTATATCAATATATGATATTAGATTATGGATTGATGTAGTGGAAGAAACACATTTATTTATAAATAGTGATAAAATAATTATAAAAAATATATATATATTAATAACTAAATTATGCATTGTGTGTGATATATATATGAAAAATCCAATATCTAAATCTGGTATATTAACAATTAATAAACTTAGAGAAAAAATAATAGATATATTTTCTGAAAATATAAATTTAAATTATTATTATATAGATAAATTTGATACTGTTTTACCGCCAAATAATAGTGAAACATATGACTTATCAAAATTAATAATTCAAGGTATAATTAAAATAATAAATAGTATTGAAAACATTGGAGATGATTTTGATAAATTAAATAAAATTGCTAACAAATTAAGAGATATATTTGATTATTTATCAAGAAAAACATATAAATTTGAAACAAAATTTCAAAATTCTGATAATGATAGTATTTGGTTTTTATGGGGTATATTAAATATATTATATGAAGAAAATTTTATTAAAATAGCATATGAATTATTTATGACTAATTATGTAAAAAAATTAAAAACAGAAAGGTTAGGTATAATATGGGGAATGACTATATGTTTAATTTATTTAAAAAAAAAAAATATAGCTCGCGTATGGAATAAAAATGAAATAATATTAATTAAGAAAGTAAACGAAGTTGGTATGGACTTATACAATGATATTAAAAAGAAATTTTGTATAGATAATAAAGATTATCGTGATAATGATAATGATAATAAAAATATTAATAATAATATAGATGGTTTAGAATATTTAATAAATTATATTCCACAAATAAATAATAATAATTTAGAATTAGAATATAAATTAGAAAATACAGTTAATAATGAAACAGATGATAATATAAAAAAAATAAAATATAATAAAAAATAATTAATATAATTAAGAAGTATGTCTTTTTTTATAAGAAAAAAAGAATTATTTTTTGATAAATTTATTAATTTTACTAATAATTTTGAATCATATGATATACATAATACTGTAATTAAACATATAAATATAAATAATTATGAAAAACAATTTAATAGAAATAAAGAATTATTAAATATTATACCTTCAAAACGATGGAAAAGAATTAAATCTATTAATAATATTAATAATATTAATAATATTAATAATATTAATAATATTAATAATATTAAAAAATCTAAAAAAAAATTATATAATAATTAAAAAAATAAAAATAAAAAAAAATATAAAAATAATAAAAGATCTATACAATACAAATAAATTAAACATTTTCTTCTATTAAATTAAAATTATAATAGTTATCTATACATTCTTCACACGAATATGGTGTATTGTATTTGTTTTTATTTTCATCTATCGCAATTGTAGTATTATAATTATATTCATCTTTTCCTAATAATTTTTCTTCTAATTCTGTTAATCCATTTTCATTAAGTAATGGTTCGCATTTTTTATTAAATAATTTACTTAAATAATCAAATAATTTAATTATATAACAATATATATTATAAATCATACATATTATATTTATATTTAATATATTTTTTTTATTTAAATATATTTAATATTAATCATATTTATAAAAATCTTTAATATCTGATATTTTATCGTATTCATTATCATAATCATAATAATAATTTTTTTTTTCACAACAATTATCATTTATATCTAAATTGACATCATTTTCGTTTGTATTATTTATATCTATAATTTTAATATCTAATTCTTTTTTTTTAAATAAATTATTATAATTACTTGAATTTATAATATTATCATCTTCGTTATATTTATTATCATAACATAAATTAATAAGATTATTATACATATATTTAATTAATGTTTTAAACATTTTTATTATATATATGCATATAATATTTATATATATATTAAATAACCGTATATGTATCGCCTTCCTCAATATTATCTAACCACATAAAAAAAAATTTAAAATAATAATTATAATTAATTATATTATTAATTTTTTTTTTATTTTTCCATTTTTCAAACTTCTTTTCTGTTATATAATAACATATATCTATACTATTATCAAATATTAAATTATTTTTATATAAATCTCCTGTAAATATTAATTTTTTATTATTTAAACAATTATATAAATTTTTATTAATTATATTGTTATTATTTTTATTTAAAAAAAAATCTAATATATCTTTGTCATCATATTTGTTTTTATTTAATCCTTTCCAACATGTACAGTAAGGATATTTAAATTCTTTACATTTATATTTTGATGTAAAATATATCATTTCATCAAAATTTAATTTAGAACCTCTTTTTTCAATTTTAATTTTATTATCTATAAATTTTTTATCACATTCTATATAATCTAATCTAATTTTATTAAATAATTTATTAAATTTAATAATTTCATTATAAGAATTAAATATATAACTATAAGACATTATTTATTTATTACAAATAATTTTTATATATATTAATTTATTTATATATATATTCTTTAAAAAGTTAAACACATTATAGATAAGAAATTTAAATTATAATTAATTTAAAAAAATTTATAAAAAAAAATATATATAAAAAATAATATATATATATTATAATAAGAATATGCAAATTTTTGTTAAAACACTAACTGGCAAAACAATTACACTAGAAGTTGAATCGAGTGATACTATTGATATGGTAAAAAGCAAAATACAAGACAAGGAAGGTATTCCTCCCGACCAACAAAGATTAATTTTTGCTGGCAAACAATTAGAAGATGGGAGAACATTAGCAGACTATAATATTCAAAAAGAAAGTACATTACATTTAGTGTTAAGATTAAGAGGTGGGAAAAATTAGAAATAAATTTTTTTTTATTATAATAACTACTTAAAATATATAAATAGTTATATTATGAAAATTATATAGTAAGTAAAAAAATATAAAAATGCGGAAAATGAATTATAATATATTTATTAAATTAATATATATATATATATATATATATATATATTAATTTAAATTTAAGCATCATATAGATCTTTAATATCTTTATTTTCTAATAGTTTTTCTTTATAATCATTATCTTCATTAATAATTTCTAATCTAGCTTCATTTAAAGTAATATTTGGATTAATATTTTTTTTATCAATTAATTTTTTAATTTCAGATTTAATTTTTTTAGTTTTTTCTCTATCCATTCTTCTATATTCTAATTCTCCATATATATTATCAACTCTATTATTTATATCAAATTCTCTATTTATATTATTTGTATGATATTTTCTACAAATTACATAAATTATCAAAAAAAATATAGAAGTACTGATAATTATATATACAGAAATATTATCAATAATATTATTTTCAAACATTATAATAATTTTAATTATAATATTTATTAAATCATTTTTTATTATATAAGGATTAATAATAAAAAATAAATAATGAATAATACTTTGGTAAAAATTATAAATCCTAATATTATAAAATATTATTATGAATTTAAATTTCCAATTATGTTTGGATTATTAAATGGTATTACTTCATCAATATTAATATCATTTATACCATTAATACATACTAATATTATTAAAATTTTAATAAATAATAATATAGATAATAATAATAATGAACTAAATAAATATATATTATCATATATGTTATATAAGATAGGTTCGTTTTTTTTCGCTGGATTAAGAGGATATATATTTACAATTTATATTCATTTAATTAGTATAAATTTCAAAAAAGATATATTAAAAGCATTATTTAATAAAGATTTAATTTATTATTATAATACAAAAGCACCTCATATTGTAGAATTAATAATGCATGATTCTCATAAGTTAGCAGACTTATATTCTATATCGTCTAATATGGGAATAAGAAATATAGTACATTTATCAATTATATCATATATATTATTATATAAATCTGTAAAAATGTATATATTATGTTTAATATTATCATCTATTCAGTTTTTAATAGAACTTTTTTATAATAAATATTTTTATCATGATAGTATAAATAATAAAAATAAAATTCAAAATACTGAAAGAGAAATGGTAAACGATTATGTAAATAAAATAAATACTTATAGATCTTTGGGATTAGAAAAATTATTTGAAAATAAATTATTAAAATTATATATTAAATATAATAAATTAAAAAATAAAGAAGCATTTTATTATGGATTAAGTTTTATAATAACACAATCATTTAATAGTTGTATAATGTGTATATTAATTTATTATGGAATATATTTAAAAATACCATATAATATTATCTATGAATTTATAATATATATAAATGAAATAGTTGGTATAATAAAAGAATTTACACATGCTAAAAATGATTTCACACAAAATAAATTGTCTATAAAAAAAATAGATGATGTATTTGATTTATCATCAAATGAAAAATGGGGATCATTTATGTATAATAATATAAATAAATGTGTTCCGTCTATTAAAATAAAAAATTTAAATTTCTCATATAATAATAATACTATATTTAACAATTTTAATTTAGAATTAAATGAATTTGATATTATAGGTATTAAAGGTAAATCAGGTATTGGTAAAAGTACATTATTTAAATTATTATTAGGACTTTACAAACAAGACGAGGGACAAATTTTAATTGATAATATTGAAGTTAGAAATTTTGATAAACATTATTATTATAATAATATAATTTCATATGTGGGTCAAGAACCTGATTTATTAGATGGAAATATAAATGATAATATATTAATTAATAATGAAAATTATGATATAGAATTATATGACAAAATAAAAATATTAATAAATGATATAACTAATAAAGAAAATATACATTTATCTGGTGGTCAAAAACAACGTGTAGCAATTTGTAGAGCATTTATGAAAAAACCTAAAATATTATTATTAGACGAACCATCTTCCGCATTAGATATTGATAATGAAAAAAAAGTTATTAATTTAATAAAAGAATTACATAATAAATACAATTTAACTATAATTATAATAACACATAGCAAAGTAACTTTAAATATATGTAATAAAATAATAGACTTCAATAAATTACTTAATATATATTAATTTTATTTTAAACAATTACCGTTATAATTATAACAATATCCAGAAGTGCTACCACATTGACCACCACAATATTCACATTCACTATGTTCTGTACATGTTTTATATATACCTAATGGTGCTGAATAAGATCCTTTAAAATCACTATTTTCATCACCATCATCTTGATTATCCATACTGATATAATCTTCTATTATTTTTTTTATACTATTATATTTATCAGAATTTATATAAAATTTAGACATATATAAATTATAAAATTCTGTTTTGGATAATTCATTATTTTCAATACCAGAATTATGATATAACCATAAGTCATAATTTGATGAAGTATCTTGATTTTCTACATTTTTTAATTCAGATAAAATAAATATTTGATACATTTTATATAATTCATAAATATTTAATTTATTATCATTATCTTTATCTAATTTATTAAATGCTTTATATATATTTTCTATTAACCATCTTTCTTTTATACTATCATAATCATATTCTTCTTTATTTTCTATGACTTCCTGTATTTTTTCTTGTTTATTTTTTCTTATTTCTTTTATTATCTCATTATAATATAATTGTGTTGAAGAATGCGAAGAAGATGATGAAGATGAAGATGTTGTAGATGAAGGTGATATTGAAATATCACTATTATAATTTCCTTGATTTGATCCTTCTGGATTTTGACTCATATAAAAACTTTCATCATTCATTTGTCTTTGTTCAATTAATTCATTTAATTTTTGATCAAATGATACAAAATCCATATTTCTATTTTGTATTGAACTGGATACTGGTAATACTTCCGGTAATGGTGTTATATTGTCATTTAATTTATCTATATCATCAAAAATTGAATTATCGATAATATCTTTTGAATTAAAAAATGAAAAATTAAATATTTTCCAAGATGATTTACCAAACATATAAAAATTATCAGAAGATTTTGTAATATAATATATATATATAATAATTAAACCCAATATTGATAATATTGTTATTAATAAAATATATAATGACTTATTAGAAAAAGTCGCTGTAATAAATAATATTAAAAATGTTATTATTAAATAAAACCATATATAAATAAAAAATTTAAAATTATCTATATTCATTATTAATAATATTACTCTATATAAATTAAATATTATTTAATTATTACTAACATTGTAATAATTAGTATTATTAATAATATTATAGATATTGTTATACCATTTCCAATATTGTTACTTAAAACTTCATTAGATGATAATATTATTATAGTTGATATAAATAAACTTACAAATATTAAATAACATAATATTAATATAAATAATGTTTTTTTATTAATATATTTGCTTGATAATAACATTATTCCTTCTAATTTATATAAATATATAAATATATTAATATATAAATATATAAATATATTAATATATTAGTAATGTTTAATTTAATTAGAGAATATTATAATAAAAAAACTGATATATTATACATTAAAAAAGAATGTAATAAATTAAAATTTGGTGGAACAGTATATTGTATATATGATGATACTAATACAATAGATAGAGCTACAATATATAATAAAAAAGGTTTATCTCCTAATAATAAAAAAGAAAAAAATGATTTATATTGAAAATTTAAATATAAATGGACACAATTGATTATAAAATATCACAAAATATTATAGATAATGTTAAGAAAAATATTATTAATTCTGAAATTTATACTTTAAATAAATTAAAAACAATACTAACAAATGAATTTATAAAATATAAATATGATATTGATGAAGAAGAAA